TAGAAATTACTGCTTTACTATTTAAACCGTCTATAGTTCTTACATAACCTTTAGCAACTGTGTCAGGACTTTTAACTGCAGCAGTTACATAAGGCAAAGCTAACTTACCTGCGTAAGTATTGTCAGTAACAGTTATGTCAAACTGATACTCTTTCGATAAATTGTATTTGTTATTTGCCATTTTTAAAAAATTTATTTGTTATTAATGTAATATGCTGCTCTTTTCATAGCAGTCATTTTTGATAAATCTACTTTTTCAGATTTATTATATACTTCTGGATTATGAGTAAAACCCTCTGATCCAGGAGTTTTTTCTAGTTCAACTATTTGTGATTTTAGTTCCTCTACTTCTTCTACTAATGAAGAAATCATATCTTTTGACATTTCTACCATTTCCTCTTCTTTAACTTCTTCTTTTACTTCTTCAACCTCTTCTACTTCTTCTGACATTTCTTCTTTATCACCATAAGCCATTTCTTTAACTTTTTTAGCCATTTCTCTAGCTTTTTTCATATCTACCATATCAGGTGTAGCGTCATTAATAGCCATAGCAACTTTTTCTTCATCAATTTCTTCCATTTTTTCTTTTTCTTCTTCTTGCATTTCTTCTTTTTCTTCTTCTGCTTCAACACCCTCTGCTTCTTTTTCTTCACCCATGTCTAAAATTTTAGAATCTTCATCTATAGTTAATTTCATTCCGTCAGACATTGTGTAAGAACCTGCACCTAATGGTGAGGTTTCACCGTCATCACCAACAACCATTACAGTAGAACCAATCATAAACTGGTCATCTTCGGTTGCTAATACTCTACCGTCATCTAAAATCATTTCAGCATACATTTTTGTTTCTTTACTTTCCTCTTTTGATAATAAGAGTTTTTTGATTTTTTCTATTGTAGTCATTGTTACCTTTTTTTTATAAATATTAAACTTAAATTATTGTTCACAGGACTAGCGTTTTACTGTCCTATTTTTTATAGCAGAACATACTTTTACAGCAGTTTGTTTATTGCCATATTGTTTAACCATATCTTTTAAACATTGTTCAAAAGGGTACTTTGCTAATGCTTGATTATTAACAAAGTCTGAATATTCTACATATTTATATTTTTTCTTATACTTTTTACGTTTTTTACCAAACTTGTCTTCTACAAATTCTTTTGCTATAGCTTTTGCATGAGTTTTACAAGGCATATATCTGTCTATACCATTTACTTTATGTACATGCGAACCAACACAATTTTTAAACATTTGTCCATAAATTTCTGCTTCTTCTTTTGTAGCAAATAAAGGTTCACCGTCTAAACTTCCTACTACAGTCAATTCATTTTCTAATATTAAATCTTTAATTTTACCTAATGTAATCTCATCAGGACAATCAGTACATTCTTCTGCTAAATCTATAATATCTTTAGGCTTTGACGCTTCTATTAGTCTGTCTGTAAAATAACCCTCTATACTAAAACCTCTTACCTTACCCTCTTTTACACTTTCCCAAATTTCAGGATTGTTAACTTTCATTTTTACAAACCAAGTACCTACAGGTAATTTATTAAAGCCATAAGAATTAGATTTATCATTTTTCTTATCTTCTTTTATCCACGACTCCACAACTATTATACCCTCTACAGGTACTTTATGCTCATAAGTAGCGTTATTGTTTCTTAAACTTGACATAAACAATTCCTGTGCTTGTTTTATAGTATCTTCTGTAAAAAACACAATATATTTTTCGTTTTTTTCTTGATCGTATCTAGGTATTTCTTTATTAGGTATTAATACAGCTCCTACTAAAGTTTTTTGCTCTTCGTCTAATTTAGCTAATGTTAAAAATTGGTCTTTATTAAAAAATACCCAGTTTTCTTCTATAGCAGGAAACTCTACTAAACTTATAGCCTCTACACCAAACCTTTCTTCTTGTTCATCAATAATTAGTTCTACTTTTTTTAATTTTTCTTTGCTCATACTAATAAATATAAATTGTTTAAAATTGTTTATAACGTTGCTTGTAAATTCAGATCATTCTGTAATGCCTGACTACTACTAACATCACTTTCTACTACAAAGGCTTGTACAGGTGGTGCGTCTGCTGTTATTGCTTCAAATGTAGGTGCTACAGGTACAGTATTATTTACTACTTCTGGTGTAGCAGGTGCTGTACCCCCACCACTTTCACCTGGTATATCTGTTTGCAATATACTTCTTACATTTGCTAAACCTGTAGCTATAATTCCTACTGCACTAGCTAAACCAATTATACCTCCTTGTGCTATAGCTTTATTTGCTCCTGCAAAAGTATCTATTGTTGCATTTGCTACAGCTATTGCCTTACCTGCCTTACTACTTTCACCTACTAATGCACCTATACCAGACAAACCACTTTGTATTGCTTGTCTTTTAGCGTCTTCTAAAGCTATTTTATCAGCTAATTCTTGTTTATCTATTGCGTCTTGTTTAGCTTTTTCGTCAGCGTCTACTTTATTTATTTTAGCATTAAACTCTTCTTTAATTTGCAAAATCTTTGCATTTCTTTCTTCTTCGTTAGATATAGTAAGCTCTGCCATTTTAACTAATCTATCTCTTTCATTTTCAAATTCTTTTTTTTGTCTTTCTACTTCGTCTACACCTATTTTAGCTAACTCTTGTTTATTAGCTCTTTCTTCTGCTAATAAGGCATTTTTTTGCTCACCACTTTCTTTTTCTAATTGTGTCTTTCTAAATTCTGTTTCTATAATTGCATTATTTAACCTTTCTATTTGTGCTTTAATTTCTACATTGTCAACTTCTATAGCTAATTGTTTAGATAAAGCTCCTTGTTGTTCCTTTAAGGCTTTTATTTCTGCGTCTGCTTGTCTTTGTGAAATATCTAATAATTCATCATTAGCTTTTATTCTATCCTGTATACTTTTACTAACATCATCTCTTATTTTTCTTTGTACTTCTGCGTCTTTTTCAAATTGTTTTATAATTCCCTCGTGTTTAGCCTCTAACAAACTTAAATTATTTGTAGCTTGTGTTACTGCTTCGGCTTGATCCTTTAAAGTACTAACTGTAACACCTTTAAAAGTATTGTTAAACTCTTCAACAACTACTTTACCCATATTAGTTATTTCATTAATACCCTCTCTAAAATCTACTATAATACCTTGACCTGCTTTTATAGCTTCTTCTCCTGCTATTCTTATTTCTTCTTTATATCCTGTAATTTGTGCTGTTAGTTCTGCTATTCTTTGTTGGTCACCTTTACCTAACCATGACTTTTCCCAAGCTAACTGTACTTCTTTAATAACTAACGCTACACTATTAAAAGCTACTTTTAGTGGTGTAATTGCTAATGTCATTAAGTTAGTCATAATTCTTCCTAATGCGTCAAAATTATCAGTTAGTCCTGTAATTCTATCAAATACTGTTTTTACTGTACTAATAATTTTATTAAATACTAAACCTACCATATTAAACGCAGTAGATACTGTGTCAGCTATTTCTTGGTTTCTCATCATAGCTTGACCTAATTGGTCTACTATTTTTAATATTACAGCAAACCCTACAGCTTTCATAGCAAGTCCTACACCCCTAAAACCTTTAGATAAGCTCTCTATTGCACCTTTTTGCTTTTTTGCAGTTTGTCCTATATCTTTAACACCCTTTTCTATTTTTCCAATGCTATCTATAGCACCTTTTATATCTGCTTCTACTTCTATTGTTACTTTTTCTGCCATAATTTTATTTTATTAAATAGTTCTTTAAATGTTGTAGGGTATTCTTGTGATCCTGTAGCAAAATCATACTTACTACCTGACGCTTGTAAATCAGTAAGTAGATTTATTGATATAGGCATTAGTTTACCTACTTCTTGTATGTATTTTTTTAATTCCATATTAAATAATCTAAATCTTGAAATAATATATTTTCTGCGTTTTGATATATTGCCCTAACTGTTGGTACTATTACAGCGTCAGGATCACCCAAAGGCTGTCTAATTAATTCTACTTTAGCTACCCAATTTACTCTTTCACTAGCACCACCAACAATAGTAGGTGTCCAAAAACCTCTATTGTCAAATGTGGTTATATTAACTGTAGGTGTACTAAATGCTGTATCTTTGTTTGTTTTTAATAAGTCACCACCTGAACTACCCACTTGTGAATTAGCATTATCTCTATTTACTAAAACTGTATCATACTCAAAATAACCGCACTTACCTGAATTTGTGCCTGACATTATACTACCTAATAAAGTAACTTTTACATAGTTCATACTTAAAATAGATAGTGACATCATTTGTGTTTGCATAGCGTTATAACTAAAGTTTTCAGTTGTGCTATTGTCTAGCGTTGTGCCTTGCATATAATAAGTAGTAGTGTAAGCGTTACCATTAGTTGTAATAATGTTGTAGTTAGTTTGTAGATTAGGCATTAAAGAGGGCATAGGTACTTGTTCTGGTGGTATATTTGTGTTTTCATTATCACCAAAAGTAAAATCTGTAGTACCTGCATTTGTGTAACAATCTCCTACACCTGTAGTTGCATTTGTTTGTACAAAAGTCCAACTATCGTTTACTTCTTCACAACAAGAGTTTGTTATAGTTGTACTTGCTCCTGTACCTGCGTCTACCCAAGTCATCAGTCCTGTATTTGTAAAAGTAGGTATAGCACCACAATCATTAGTTAATTTTTCTATAACTTTTAGTAATGTTACTTTAGTTGATTTATTGCCACCTACTAAATAATTATCTATGTTTATAACTCTCCAAAGTGTATTTTTTATAAAATATACATTTTGAAAGCCTGTACCTGCAAAAGACCTTATATCTACAGCGTCAAGATTCAAATAACATTCCATTATTCTAGCTTCATCACTATATATTTCATTTATGTATTGTGACCAATAGTCAGTATAAAAACCATGTTCACTATAAGTCATACCAAAATAGTTAAATGTAAAGCCTGTGTTAAAGTTAGGACTGTACCAAGTCCAATTTAGTAGTTTAGTGTCAGCAGTAACAGAGCCTAAAGTATCTAAGTTATATTGTAAACACAAAGGAAACTTATTATTAGTAGTTGTAGCGTCACCTGTTTGTAAAAATTGGTTAGAGTATATGTTAAAGTCAAAAGCATTATCTGTGTTAGGGTTTGTGCCTGTAATATCTATTGGTGTACCACTGTAATAAAACAATCTAGGCTTCATTGTTTCTAACGGACTTCTTGGCTCACCCTGTTCTGCTTTAAATAAATAGGCTATAGCTACATTAGGGTTAGGTAAAGCTCCATTTATTGTATTGCCTGACCATTGACCTATACCCTGTGCTATAAAAGGTGCAAAAACACTAAAATTGTTAAACTCATTATTAGCAAAATCATTTCTATTGTTTTCTACATAAGTACCATAAACAGTATTATATATATCTTTATATCTTTTGTTTAAAATATCTTCATCTTCTAAATCTCCAAACCTTAATATTTTAGATTGTAATTCGTTAGTAGGTTTTATTACTTGCTCTTTAGATACATCTAATTTATCTGTCCAATATTGTGTTGTACCTGCGTTTATATAATCTTGATAAGGTTCTATGAGTAGTAGTTTTTCATTGTCAGGATCAGTCTGTATAATTAAGTTAAATCTATTTACTAAATCTTTTACAAAATCTGCTTGTGTCATATCAGGCATATTGTGATACATTTGTACCTCACCATTTAAACCCCCTGACATTAAACCTACATTGTCTGTTTGTTCTGTTTCTATAGTACAAGCTGAAATAGTTGCAGTCGCGTTTAGCGTACCTGTTACAGGACTAACAGGAAAAGGCACACACTCTAATAAAAAATAATATATTGTACCTGGTGTTGCTTGTAATTCTTGTGTTACTTCTATTGTTTGGTTAGAACCTGTTAATACATTTTGTTGAAAGCCATAACCAACAGGTTCGTTAGTTGTTTGATTGTACCAACGTGGTCTTAAAGTAACTACACTTATATTTCCTTCAACTGCACCTGTACTAGCGTTAGTTATTTCATCACTAATATTAATAGTTATTGTTACTTTTACTGTTATAGTTCCTGTCGGTAGTAAAGTATTGTCTGTTATGTCTACTGGTATTTTTATAGACGGTGTATCTACTCCTGTTATACCACCAACACCCCAATCTGAAAGTTGATTATTATATAAACCATTAGGGTCAAAAACTTCATTATCTACATCTAAATTACTAAATACACTTTCTACTAAACCAATACCACTCGGATCTGTTACAGGAAAAGTAGTAGCAGGACTTGCACTACTCATATTAGCTTGAAAGCCTATAAAAGGTGCTTCACTACCTGCACTTGTGTTAAATAGTGTTTGTACTCTGCTATGCTCTGTAGATAGTGTCATAAACATTCTACTAAAAAACTGCGTATCAGTAATTGGTGTAGTTTCGTTTGTGTCGTCAATTCCTAAAAATGTACTTTTAATTTGATAACCTGCTTTCTGTGCAATTATATGTAATAATCTTTGTATTCTTATTGCAGGTTTTAAATTAGACGCTTGAATCATACCGTAATAATTAAAAGCGTCAGTTACATTACCACCTAATTGATTTAAACCCTGTGAATATACATCAGCAGGTGTCCAAAACATAGCACTTGAATAAGGGTTTGTAGTATGTCCGTAATCTATTATAGGGTACATTATGTCGTTAGTTGTTGTACTTGCAACTGTTGTTAGCCCTGGTGAAGTCCAACTAGCTACAATATTAGAAAGTGTTAGTATATGGTCTAATTGATTGTCTTCTGTAAAAACTACACTAACTTCACCTGTTACAGAGTCAGTAACATTTTCTGCTGTTCTAAAAGCGTCTTTTAGTCTATTGTCTTTCAAATCAGTAAAAAAATCTGCTGTGTCACCAAATAAAGCTACCTCATACAATCTTGCGTTCATATAGATAGATTTTAGCTGTATAAAGCCTTTTAATTGTGGTATGCTGTCTATAAATAAAATAGCACTGAATTTAGTTTTTGCGTTATATACTAAGCTATCTAAATTAACGTCAAAGTAATTTTCAAAAAAATCATTATTAGCATTAGAAAAAGGTAATTTAAGTGTTTGACTAAAACTAGCTTTTCTTTGATCAGGGTTTTTTAAATCTAACCAATTATAATTTACTACAACATTAGGACTTTCTTGTAAATCTAATTCGTATTGTTCAACGTCAAAAGTATCGTCACTTGTTGTTTCTCTACGGTATGCTACTAATCTTACATCCATTAGCTGTTAGTTCTAACTTTATTAGCGTACTCTAAATTAATAGTGTACTGTATTTTTATCTTATCATTTACACTTGTTTTTTTAGTGTATGTTTTATTAGTAATAACTACAGGGTATATTATACTATCTTCTATTATTTGTACATCTATAGAAGTAAATAACTCTTCTAGCCATTGTGCCTCTTCTTCGTTTAAATAATCAGAATTTATTACTAATTTTCTAGTAGCTTCTGTATATAATGTTTCTTTACCTCTTTCATAATTACCATAACTATAAGTTGCTAGATCCCAAGTACCTGGCACACTTTCCATTTCTTCGCTTGTTATATCTACGCTTTCTGTAGATTTACCTCTAAAGTTCATATAATCCCAAGCACCTAGTCTATTTCTCCATGCTAATCTAACATTATCATATCTACTACAGCTTTGGTGTCTATCATCTATACCTGTTCTACTTGCACCGTATCTATAAAATTTATATTCTTTTGTGCAAATATTTGCAACATCAGCAGATGTACAACCAAATATTTTATAGTATGCCCAATTAGAAAAATTACTAGGTTTTGCGTTATTACTTAATGTTTGTGTTTCTAAATTTTTAGTACCACAACCAAAGTATAATATTGCCCTATCTACGCTTGTACTTTGAGCAACAGTAGCACCACCGTTAGTAGTATTATTAGCAAAAAAATGTACTGTAGCACCACCACTTGTACCTGCTATTGCATTATCTGAACTATCATAATATTGTATTGCTATTTGTTCTATTTTTTTACCAACAGTTATTATACTACTATTACCTGAATCATCATCACCTTGTTTAAAACAGATTGTCATTAAATCTACATTATCTGCACTTGTGCTTGATCCTCTAACAAATTGTACAGTAGGTGCATTAGTTAAAAACTTATGAAATTGAGGTTGTGTAGTATCATTTTTATATAAATTTAAAGGAAAGTTTGTACCCTCTACATCTAAGCCACCTACATTAGTTGCTGTTTGTGTATATGGTGTTGTTGCAGGAATACCTACTGCTACGTTACTTGTATAAGCTGTAGGGTCAGTTTCTGGTGTTAGGTTTTCTACAGGTGCAGATGTTTGATTAGTTGCTGTTTCGTAACCACCTAGTATTCTTATTGCTACTGCTTGTGAATCATTTAAAGAAAAAGGTTTAGCTGTTACATTAACACCTAAATTATGTATAGTATTAGTATTAGAGTTTTCATCTCTTTGTTGTGTTGCAATATAAGTTCTTACTATTTTACTAACATCTGCTATAGCTACACCTGCTTTATTTTTATGTAGCTTTAATTTAGCAACTGTTGATAGTGAAGCAGTATTTGACATACTTATTTGTACTTGTACTATATATCTAAACTTTGCCGATCCTGTAATTGTACCATTATCTTCTTTTACTACATAAACTAACGGACTATTTACTGCTACAAATTTACTTGGTTGTTGTTCTATACTATATGCCATTACTTACTTAAATTTATTTCTAATTTTGGTTGTTCTTTTATTGTTAATGAGTTATCCATATCTTCTGCCATAGCTGTAGTTAAATCTTGTTTTAAATCATCTATCATATCGTCATAGGGTTTACTAATAAATCTTGTTCGTTCTAAACCTTTTTGTTTTATACTTCTTGCTATTAAAAAACCTAAACTTTTGTCTGTTATAAATCTACCTTTTTTATCTCTACCTTTTATACCTTTAATTTTTATCCATGGTATTATAGCACTTAACGGTGGTTGTTTGTTTGTAAATTTAAACAGACTACCCTGACCTCTTTTTTTACCACTACCTTTAAAACCACCTGCACCCTCTACACCCTCATCTACAAATATCCAATAGTCCTCTGCACTACCAAAGTTCATAACAAACTTAACACCTGTGTCTGTTTTTTCTATATCATAACTCATTTGGTCAAATAATGTACCCTTTGCTCTTTTATCTTTTTTGTTTAGGTTAGCTCTAGCCTTTTCTATTAGCTTACTACCAAAACTACTAAATACTTCTTCTAATGCTTCTGTTTTTAATTCCATTATGTATTTCTATCTTCGTCACTAGGTTCAATAGGTGCGTCACATAGTGAATTATGGTTATTAACTTGCATTGTAAAACTAGCTGACCAACCTGTAAGCATATTAGCAAACCGTACTGTAAATGGTTCTGCACTTATAGGTAAATTTAAAACAACTTCATTAGGTATATAACTAAACTTTTTACCAGGATCGTTAGCTGTTTGTACTGACAGATTTTGTCTAAACTCTGCTATTATATCTTGCATTATTTGTAACATTTCAGACCACACTTCTTGTCTATTAGTTAAATCTTCTTTTATTTTGTTTATAGTAAATACAGTAAATGTATAAGTTAGTACACCTTTGTCTATGTTAGTGTTACCTGGCTCTACATATAAAATAGGAAAATCTGATTGGTCTAATTTATTTATATCGACTTCATCTAACAAACCACTATGAAAGGAATTTATTAAAAAATGATTTGTAGCTATAGTATTAAAATCGTCTATTATGTTTTTATATGTTATCATTTATATTTGTTATAATTATTTCTTTCTATATTTCCTTTATCTTGTTGGTAGCTTAAATATGTTAAAACTAAAGCAATCTCTGTTTTAGTTACTTTATCTACGTTTAATATATTATCATTAGCTAAACTAAATATTATATTATACCAACCCCATTTACCTGCTAGTGTTTTATCTTCTTGTTCTTCATCACCACCGTCGAATAGTTGTTTAAATCTTCCAATAAGTCTTTTCCTAAACGAAAAAAAAAATCTATCGCAGATAGTGTTGTACTCATTGGTAAGTCCTTAAACTTATCTATTTCAAGCTCATCGGGATCATACGGTTTTACACTATAAAACTTACCTACCTGTCTATCTATTTCTCTATACAATACACTCATTATTCTGTGTAAATTAGCGTTTATATCTTTACCATATTCTTCAATATCTACAAACTCACCTGTAGTTATTTTGCTAAGATTAGGTATAAAGCCATATTGTTTACCTTTAAACTTTATTCTTTTCTCTAACTCTGTTTCATTTTTGCTATTTACAAATTTGTTTATTTTTTCAACTAATACTTTTTTATCTTTTAACTTTACCTTTTTTATAAGCTCTTTATCTACTTTACAAAACATAGCAATAATCTCATCATCTTTTGTTTTTCTTCTTGTCTTTGCTAATTGTAAATATCTTTGATATTCTGCAATATTAATGTCTTTCCAATCAGTAGGTACTATAACCTGTATTTGTTCTCTAGCCATTTGTTATAAATATAAAATTGTTGTTTTTGTTCATAATATATAATACTTACCACTATAATTAGTAGTTAGCTTATTTAATGCAGTATATCTAACAGCGTCTATAAGGTGGTCTAATTGATTAGTAGCAGGTTTGTTTATTACTTGACCATTTTTATCTACTAGCCACTTATAATACTTAAATTCATTTATTGCGTTTGTACTGTTCTTTGTTATATGTATTTTATATCTTCTTAAAATATCTATACCCATGTTAATACTATCTGCTCCTTTTTTTGCAGGTTTTACATTAAAGCCTAGTCTATGTATTTCTTCTATACTTTTAGGTTCTGCACTATCTGCTATAATTTCTGTCTGTCTTGTAATTCCTAATTCTCTTAATTTGTTTGCTATGTCTTGGTTTGTTAGTCCTTTACTATATAATAATTCATTTATAAATAAATCATCATTTAGCTTATATACCTCTACTATAGCTGTCGGATCGTTAGAATAGCCAAAGTCCATACCTATAGCCACTAAATTAGCTTCTGTAGGTATATTATTACACAGCGTAAATTGTCTAAATATAGTTTCAGTAGGTTGTGCCATATCTCCCAAACCGTAAATAGTCCAATAGTTACTGTCTAATTGTTTTAACCTTTCTATTTCGTTTATTGTTTCTTCTGGTAAAAAAGGATTGTCTAAATAAGTTGATTTAATAAAAGTACAATCATCTCTTTTAATTACATTTTCATATATCCAACTGTACGGATCAGAAGGGTTAAAGTCTAGGTATATTTTTTCTGTAGTTCTGAGTGTAAGCTGTACCCAATCTTCAAAACTAAACTCATTAGCTTCATTTAACCAAACATAGTTTCTTTTACGACCTCTTACCTTTGCAGGTTGGTCAACACTAATAAACTCTATTGTATTGTTATTGAGCTTATATGTAAGTTCTGACTTATTATGATTGTCAGGATTGTATAAATTGTGTGATTCTAATATATTAAAGAAATCTCTATAAGCACTAGATTTAAGAGCAGGTAATGTTTTTCTACAAATAGTATATACCTTTCCCTTTGATTGTAATGCTTTAAGTATTATTAATTGTGCTAAACTATATGTCTTACTACTTCTTGTTCCACCCTGATTAACTACAATTCTTGTACTAGCATTAAGATTTTTTTGTAGGACTACTGTTCCCTTTAGATTCAATGATTTCAATTTCAATCTTTTTTATATCTTCTTCGTTAGATGTTAGATTAATATTTTGTCTTTGTATATATCCTCTTTTGTGTCCTTTGTGTTGTAAGTAGAATATTATACTTTTCTCTTTTTCGTTTTCTATATTCTTAAATAGCTTACTTTCAACAAAATCTAGTTTAAGGTTATCTATCTCATCTACCTTTTTTCTAAATTCTTCATCTTCTTTATACCATTTATAAAAACTACTTCTACTTATACCTGTTCTATTACAAGCTGTACTAACTATTCCTAAACTACTCTCTAATGCTTGTAGTAATGTTTCTTTCTTTAAGTTGTGTTCTTTTTTGCCCATTTTATTAAATTTAATTTATATTTTTTTTGCTTTTTGTCCTGTAAATTGTTCCAATCTTTCTAATGTTTTGTCGCAATAATCAATGTCTAATTCCATTCCAACAAACTCTTTTATTTTGTGCTTAATACTTGCAATTAAACTTGAGCCACTACCCAAATGAGTATCTATAATTTTAAATTCTTTTTCTGCATATTCTTCTAATAACCATTTGTAAATTTGAACAGGTTTTTGTGTTGGGTGTATTTTTTTTTCTTTATCAGGATTGTTTAAATATCCGAACCCAATCCAATCATAAGTAAACTTAATTAATCTTTTATCAAAACTTGTGTATACTAACTCTCCGTCAGAAAAGTTCTTATTGTTTTTATTAGTTATTTTTTTGTCCCAATATATCCTACCCCTGCTAACAGGTAGTTTATCTGTAAAGTAATTGCCACCCCAAATTATCTGATTTTTAGATATTCTTATAAGTTCATCAAAGTATTCTTTTTTTGGTGTTTCATTATCCCAATCTTTTTTTAAATGGTTTTGTTTATTTGAAAAGGTTTTTGCCTTTCCACCTTTTCCTTTTACTGTTGTTTCGCCATCAAAATTTATACCATAAGGCGGATCTATTATTGCAAGGTCAAAATAATTATCTTCATATTGTTTCATTAAGTCCATATTATCACCACACATTATTCTATGTTTTCCTAATTGCCAAACATCACCAAGTTTTACTCTGCTTTCTTTTACTTCTGGT